CTGTGTGTTCATGGGCTTTAATCAATTGTCTGCTGATGCAGAAGGCCGTACAAGTTTAGATTATGGTATGATGTCAGGCTCAAAGACAGGTAAGGCAGGTGAAGCTGATCTTATTATACTTATAGGTAAAGAGAATGTAGAAGAAGGAGATACCAATATGCGATGGATTAATATAGTTAAGAATAAAATCAATGGTACACATTATAGATTTGCTTGTGTTGCAGATTCAGATACAGCGTGCTTTAGAGATTAGCATGGGAGTATACGGAACAATGACTTTTGAGAAACCTTTATCAGCGTATACTAATAAAGAGCTGCTAGAGTATCTTGGTATAACTGCTACGGAGGATGAGGTGTTTAGGAATTATAACTTTACTGAAGAAGAAAGAAGAGAACACTTACTTAATCAAGCAGAAGAATTTACTAGTAAACATATTCAACATCATTAGGAGGAAACAATGGCAGATGAATATTTAGAAGATCTTAAAACAAAAATTACAGATGGTGATGCACTAATGAAGCATCTAGTAAGCAAAACATTAAGACTTGCTTTACTATTGGGTGATAGACTTATTGATGCACAAGATTATTGCAGCCAAAATAATATTAAGTGGGGTAAGTGGGTAGCAGATGAGTTACCATTTAGCCGACAGATGGCACATAACTATAGAAAGATAGCTATGGCAAAGCCTATTGTAGAACAATGGATTGCAACAGGTGAAGTGAAATCCATATCAGAAGCATTGAAACGATTACGCAAATCAAAAGATGCAAAGAAAATTATAAAAGATAATGAAACAGAATTTAGCCTAGATGAAAAAGAGTTTGATACCAAACCTTTTACTAAGGCACTGAGTGTTAACCCTGATGTCACACAAGATGACTTCACAATATTTGACACTACTTCTCAACCTGATCTTCCTCCCCAGAAAGAAGTAGTTGTTAGTGAGTCTAGTGATATCGAGGTAAACAACATCAAAGAGAGTATTAATGACTCTGATTTGGTGCGAGCCGACATCCCTAAACCATTAGCGTGGTCTAGGATTGTTGACAGTCTTGCTGATGCAACAGACGAAGATATAAATCTTATGGTTCAATCTATCAAGGATGCAGTATTGCCTCTCTCTGCAACTGCTAGAGAGCATAAGATGAACTCCGTTCTGAACAATGTCAGTAAGCTGAAACTTGCCTTGAGTCAGCTACACATTAAAGACTACTCCCTCTCTTGATGAACGAGGGTAGGTGGATTTTTATTTCCTTTCTGTTGCCACCTGCCCTCACCTTATAAGGATACGATATGAAATTAGTTTTAGATATTGAAACAACTGTTACAAACAAAAGTCCCTCCCCCTTTGATCCAAATAATTATATGGTATGTGTTGGTGTTATGCCTGCAGGTAAACCTGAAGAAGCAAAAGTTATTTGGTTTGATCACAATGAAGTGACTGTAGATTCCAAACAATCCCATAAAGAATTACAAGATATATTAGATAAGACTACACTACTTATAGCACACAATGCTAAGTTTGATTTATCCTGGTTGAGAGAGTGTGGTTTCACATATGATGGCACTATCTGGGACACCATGGTAGTAGAATATATTTATGCACGAGGACAGAAACTTGCCTTGTCGTTAGCTGAATGCTGCAAGCGATGGGAAGTTACCCAAAAGAAATCAGAACTCATAGAAGATTACTTTAAAAAAGGCACAGGCTTTGAGGCTATGCCAAAAGATATTGTAGAAGAATACAATCTATATGACATTATATCTTGTGGGGAACTGTATGAAACACAGTATAACCTATTGAAAGAAGAAGATTATCTCAGCTTAAAAAATGTTATTGAGTTATCAAATGATATGACAGATGTTCTTATTGACATTGAAAGAAATGGTAATGCTATTGATGTAGCTGCACTAGATAAAGTACAAAAAGATTATGAAGAAGAAAGAAAAGAAAAAGCCATACAGAATACAAAGATTATCAAAGCTGTCATGGGTGATAGGCCATACAACTTAGCTTCACCTGAACAGTTATCAGAAATTATATGGTCCAGAAGAGTTAATGATAAAGAGGAATGGGCACGCACATTTAATATTGGCACTACCTCTAGTGGTAAAAAGAAGTATAGACCACGCATGTCTAAGATAGAGTTTGATCGTAATATAAAAAGACAAACTACTATTGTCAGTCAAACTACAGTTCGCCAATGCCCTAACTGTAAAGGAACAGGGAAGCAACACAAGATAAAAAAAGATGGAACTCCTTATAAAGTACAGCCTATGTGTAAGCATTGCCTTGGTACTGGTTATCTTTATGATGCCACCAAGAGCATAGCAGGCTTTAAATTTACACCAACACATATACAACAAGTGACAGCACATGGTTTCGCAACAGATAAAACTACATTAGGTGGTCTAGCTGCCATTGCTAAACAGCATAACTTAGATGTAGCACATACATTTTTAAGTAACATGCAAAGGATAAATGCACTTGACACTTACATTAATTCTTTTTGTAAGGGCATTCGTAAGAATGTAATCAACACTATACTACATCCACAACTATCTCAGGTACGAACAGGTACAGGTAGATTATCTTCATCAAGACCTAACTTCCAGAACTTACCACGAGGTAGCACAGCTTTAGTAAGGCGTGCTGTTGTATCTCGTTTTCCTGGTGGTAAAATATTAGAAGCTGATTATGGCCAACTTGAATTTAGAGTAGCTGTATGGATGAGTGATGATGCTGTAGGTAGAAAAGAAATTGAAGAAGGCTTTGATGTGCATGCATATACTGCTAAAGTTTTAACTGAGTCTGGACAAACAACAAGTAGGCAGGATGCAAAAGCTAGAACATTTAGACCACTCTATGGTGGCACAAAAGGATCTGCTGCCGAAGTTCAATACAACAATTCTTTTATGGATAAGTATCAAGGTATATCTTCGTGGCACAAAGAGTTACAAGAGGAAGCTATAGCAAAGAAGTATATTACTACTGTAACAGGCAGACAATTTGCATTTCCTAATGTACAAAGACTACGCAATGGTGCAACAGATGCAACCAAGATAAAGAACTATCCTGTACAAAGTGGAGCAACTGCTGACATCGTACCTTTAGCTTGTGTACTTTTTCATAGGTCACTTAAACGATTGAATCTAAAGAGTAAATTTATAAACACAGTACATGATAGTATTGTTGTTGATGTACATCCAGATGAGATAGACATAGTTTGTTCTACATTATATGATGATATGATGGGTGTAGTAAGTGAACTTAAAGATAAGTTTGATTTAAACTTAGATGTACCCATGGAAGTCGAATTAAAAATAGGGGATGATTGGTTAGATATGGATGAAATATCTGTTGACAATCAAACGAACTTGAATATAACAGAAGATAATAATAATATAGGAGAATTGCATGACAGAGAATGCACTAACAATCAAAGACATAGACAACTTACCCATTGATCAAATCGCAGCTGAGTTTGGTTTTAACGATGAGGGTGTAGCAAGTACACCTGGTTTCCCAAGGCTAACAATAAATAGTAAAGCACGCAATAATGCAGGACAGAAAGTTCCTGATGGCACAGTTAAAGTGGCACATCCAGAACATGGTATTGTATACGCAGACGATGCCTCTCTACGCATACTACAACAGCGTTTCTTTTATCAGAAGTATGATGAGAATGCTACATGGCAGGATAGAGATGGTAACGATCAGAAAGGTAGATATGTAAATAAATCTATCTATGTTAGTAACCCTTATGATGAGGCCCTTGATGAACAGGGTGGCGTGAACTGCGGTAAATTTAAAGTAGATGATTGGGATAATCTTTCTGAAGAAAGAAAGAATGAGTGGCGAGCAGCTAAAAGATATAGAGTTATCTTTGGATTACTCACGGTCAAAGATGCTTTTGCTGAAGGTAAAAAAGATAAGGTGTCTTTTGAAGATCTACCTGTTATATTCCAGATATCTAACAAAGATACATTTAGAAACTTTGGTCAGATTACAAGTCAAATGATTAAAGATAAAGTTCTGCCTTGGAAACAATTGCTTAAACTTAATTTTAACTTTGAACAAACGCCTGCGATTAGTTGGTATACCATTAGTCCTACAATTTTAGGTGAGCAAACAGAAATTAAACCTGAGTACCTAGAGATCAACAAAGCATTTGGAGAACACATACAAGCGTATAATGAATCTATTCGTGCTAAAGCATATGAAGAAAAAAGATATGCTAAAGATGTTGGTGGTGTAGGTGACGCTAGTTTTATTGATGTTGAAGCACTGCCTGAATAATGAACGAAAATTTAGCAAAGGTTATAGCTTACCTAGAATCAGCTAACAGGGGTGAGTCTTCTATGTCTGAAGAAGTTATAGACAAAGCAGGCGAAGACTTTAAGCAAGCCCTTAGAAAACAGTTTCAATCACAGGAATATAAGTTTAAAGCACGACCTTCTAACTTAGGTAGGCCACTATGTCAGCTACAAATGGAAGCTGCAGGTGCTAGGAAAGCAGACAAGAACTACAGTTTCAAAATGATTGTTACTTTTGGAGACGCAGTAGAAGCAATACTAAAAGCTGTATTATCTTCTTGTGATATTAAATATGAAGAGGGTAGTAGGTTTAACATAACTGATGACATCTCTGGTGAAACTGATTTGTATACTGATGATAGAGTAGATGATATTAAATCCTGTAGCCCTTGGGCATATCGTAATAAGTTTTTAAACTTTAAGGGTATGAAAAGCCACGACACCTTTGGCTATCTAACTCAACTACATCTATATGCTTTTGGATCTAAGAAAGAAGTTGGTGGTTGGTGGGCAGTTAATAAATCAAGTGGTGAAGTTGCATACCTAGAAGATGAGTCTTCTGATGAAGAAGTACAACAATCAGTTGATGATGCTTTTGTAAAAGTAAAAGCACTAGAAGATAATAAACCATTTGAAAGATGTTTTGAAGACGAGCCTGAAACCTTTCGTAAAAAAGAAACAGGCAATAGAATATTAGGTGAAGCGTGTTCCTGGTGTGATTTTAAATTTAGTTGTTGGGAAGGATTAGAATATAAACCTCAACCAATATCTTCTGCAAGAGAACCTAGATGGCTTTATTATACACACACAGAGGACAAGAGTAATGTCGAAGAAAAGAAAAGTTGAAGTTAATGAAGATGATGT